CTAGTTATTATTTTTTTATTTTTATCTAAAAAAGTTAAATTTTCACCTGATGACCCGTTTGAGACTAAACTATAATAGTCATTAAATTTAGGAAAAATATTTTTTAACGCATTTTTAACATCAGTAAAGTCTTTAGCTTCACACTCATAAACAGCAAGGCCCTTAGTATATTTTTGTAAGATTTTATGAATGTGAATTTTAACTCTCATTTTAAATTAAATGTTCCTCTTTAAAATCATCAAAACGAACTGCGTCAATATTTCTATCAAGCCAATAAAGATAAAATTTATTACCAAATCCTACAATGAATTTATACTCATCAAAAGCCGCTCCTTTCTTATCATCTTCACTAGGTAAAGGGTTTTCATCTCCGGGATGTGAATGAAATATTCCCCAACAAGTATCTTCATAATCAAGTAAAGCAACAGGGTCTAAAACAAAACTTTCTTTTGGTTTAGGGCTTATATTTTTACAAGGTACATATTCGAAATCCTTCGTAATTATACCACAACATTCTTTAGGATATTCTCCTGCAGCGTGTTTTGACATATCTTCAAGTAATTTTTGATATACTGTCATTGTTTTTTATTCCTATCCATCTATGGATTCCACTAGTATATTGTTTATAATATTTACCATAAACACCAACCCACGATTTTCTATTATCCATACAATGTAATAACCTATTATGATCAACATATAATGCACAATGATTTGTTTGATTTGTCGCCCCAATACTCATTGTTACTACATCATACACTTTAGGTTTTTCTATTTTTTTCCAACCAAATTCTTCTGTGCCACCCTTTTCAAATGGTCTTGTAGTATCGTAATTATACCAATTAGCATCTACAATATTACACCAATCTCTAGTAGTATAAGGGATATCAATACCAAGCTCGTCTTTATATATTAATTTTACTAAATTAAAACAATCAATACCAGTTTTTGGATCTAATCCTAGATGTTGGTAATGAAGTCCTGTATATTTTTCATACCATTTCATCTATTTTTCTTCTCCAAATACTGTGTGTTTTTTCTCTCCAATTATCACCGAAAAAATTAATTTCTGATTTATGTTTTTCTTCTATATGAATAAATTTTCCTTCGCCCACATACATACCAAAATGAATTGGGCGATTTTTATTTGACTTAAATAGTATTACATCATATTCTTTAAGATCTGTCCAATCAACTTTTTGTGCATGCTGTTTACACCAACCTAATATTTCTTCAAAACTTACTATAAAAGTCCATTTAGTTCCTGTAAGTTCCTCTCCTTTTAAATAAACTTTTCCATCTATCGATTTTAAATCTAAATATTCCCAAAGACTTGAAAAAACACTACTTTTTAATTCTCTTCGATAAATAAATTCAATTAATGTAATACAATTTATTTTATTATAATGGTGAGGAATCCCTAAATATTTAGTATACTTACTCATAACGATTCATACCATTCTTTATACTCAGGATAAACTTCTACAAAGGAGGAATCTGAACGTACTGTAGCTAATTTTTCATTATATACCTTAAAATCTTTTTGTAATTTTAAATTAGTTTTACCATTATTCATATAAAGTAACCAGTCTAAAATATTATTAATTTGTGTTTTAGAAAAAATGGCATGTCTAGTAGCCAAGAAATCTTTATAATAGCGATTAATTTTTAATTTTTCTTGTTTAGGTAATATTTGAATATTTTGTTGTTCAGGACTTACTAAACAAGTACCATGAACTTCTATGCCATATTTCTTTGCCCATACTACTAGTTTTGGTAAACTATAAATACTGTATATACTTACTACACTACTAATAGTTGTTATATGTTTTTGCATTTCTGCTACGTGTGCTGCGAATCTTCCCCAGTTAAACTCAGTTCTAGTATATTCTCCTTGTCTACCGAATCCATCACAACTAGGCCAAAGTTTAACTTCTCTAAAGTTTTTCCATAGTTTTCTAAGGTCATAATCTTTATAGGTCAGTACACTTAAATTTGTATTATATGTAATAGAAATATCAGTATAATTATTTTCTATTAGCCAATCTAATAGTTTATAGTGTCCTTCTTGCATTAGAGGCTCCCCTCCTGCAAAATATAAATCTGTTACAGAAGGAGCAATCTCTGGTAAAGCTGCCCATAAATTATCATTATTTGTCCATTTATCAACAACTCCAATAGGTTTTCTATTTAACGCTTTAGAATCCCTATCCCATCTAGTTGATAACATAGGTCCACATGTTCTACATCTAAAGTTACAAATATTACCAAAACGAATATCTATATAGGTGGGTAACTCAGGTAAAAAACCATCTTGTCTAGTTATACTTTGTCTATGTTCTTCTTTAGCAAATCTCTCATTATAGACCATTCTTGGACTTTTGATTTTTGCATCTTCTTTATTATAACAATGTTTAACACATTGTGCAGGTTTTTTATTTTCTAAGAACTGTAATCTAAGATCCCTTAACCCAGGTCCGTTCCAAACCTCTTCTAAAATATTATCTTCTGAAGAAGCTAAATTAAAATTTATATCATCTATAGCACCATCAGAAAAACAGCATGCTTTATATTTTCCTGCAATATTCCCATGAATATGAATCCACGGAAGTATACAACCTTTTATCATTAATTTCCCCTATCTTCTTTCTTACTGTTTTGGAACTGTTCGTCCTGTGCCTGGAAATCCTCCAAAGTGAATTCCATTATTTCTAATACGACATGCTTCAAAACTTTTAGCACATTCATCATCAAAATTAGAACTAGCTACTTGATTATTTAAATCAATTGGATTGGTATTAGCAGTTAGTGCAGTGCCAGGAATGGTACCCCCATTTGGTCCAGGATACTGACATTCTTCACCTTTATATGTCCATTGACATGTATTTTTAAAATATTTTCTCTTAGGAAGAACGAGTTTAAAATACTGTAACCAACTTACTAATGAAAATGAAGCAAATTTTTCATTAAGAGTAGATAGCCCATCTATTTTAAACATATCTTTAACATAAGCTTCAGAGTCAGCTTCACTATTAAGAATTAATATTTTATCTCCTACAGTTACGTTACTTAAATTTTCATTATTTGCAAATATAAATCGATTCTCTTCAATTTGTGAGATAAAAGCTGTTGTATTAAGATCGTTATTTGAAGCAATTTCGTCACCTACCCTATAAGGTAGTGTAGAAGTCATTTCTAAAACATTACCAAAAACAGTTCTAGTTGTAGAATACTCCGGCCAATGATCTAAAAAATTAGCAAAAGTAGATTTAATCTCTACTACTGCTCCTAATAAGTCTCGACTGTCCAACTTCTCTCGTTTCCACGTATTATCCCCAAAAGCACCTACTGTCTGTGCTTGGGTGTATATAAAACTGGCATTTTGATGCCCATATACGCTATCCACAACTGTTTGGCTATAAGTATGCCCAGCAGACCGTTGGGCCGCAAGTACTGTAGTATGTTCTGATACACTATAAGAAGCACTTGCAGGAACTGTTCTAGGATCAATACCATTAACAACTTCACCATTAACTACTGCAAATACAGCATTAGAAGTACAATTACCTACAACGTCTGGATCTTCAACAATTGTTGTAATTACATTATCAAAGTTTGATATATCAAGATTTACTTCGTTAACTTCTCCATCTGAACCTGTTGAAATTCCTGAACTATCAACAGGATAAGGAGTAAAACTTTCTGCACCGTATGTTACATTATAGGCTATATCAGAATTTAAATCTCCTCTAACTTCTGCAAATCTTAAAGGAAAATTATGAGGCCAGTTTCTACCCGCACCCGGTGTTTCTGTGTTATCTCCTCCATCTGGGTTTCCAGATTCATTAGGAGGATACCACTCTCCTGGATAGTAGATAGTGTATAATCTTACTAAAGGGTTTTGTTCAAATGCATTTTTTTCTCTTATATAGTTACTATTATTAACATCAATAATAGTTCCTACAGCAGTAGTTGTGTTACTTACTGCAGGAGTAGGAGGAACAAAAGGTACATCTACTGTAGCACTAGCATTAGCATTTCCTCCGCTAGTATTAATTACATTTGCTGTAACTGTTTCAGCATTAACAAATTCTGTAAAAACGTTATTTACTTTAACTTTTAAATTAGATGTACCGTTGCTATTAACTTCAACATTAGCGATAAAACCTTCAGTAAGAGTAGTGCCACCAATAATAACATTACTATTTTTAAAAGTACCTGATGTTGTATTAACAGTAAGGATATAGTCATAAGTCCTAGTTGTCATCAGTCATAGACCTCTTTCAATTTTATTTTAATAGTGTAAAAATTTTCTGGTAAGGTTGGTCCTGCCGATATAATATGAGAAACATCTAAGGTTCCTTCAAATCTAGCCCTGATAGTACCTGATTCGTTAATATGAGTTAAGTCAAAGTCAAAAGATTCAAATGTTCCACTCCTAGCTTTATAAAATCTTTCTAAAGCCTCTAACTCAACTCCAGTAACATTAGTATAACTTAAATCAAAATCTCTTTTAGAGCGACGACTTCTAAGACGTCTTTTTTCATATCCAGCTTGTGACTCAAAAGTTACTACGTCAAAGGCTCGTTTATGTGAATATCCAGTATCAGGTTTTCTATCTTCCATACTTGCAAATCTGTCTACAACAGTAACCGCTCCTTGAAATGTCCTAATATCAAGGGTATCATCTCCAGTTAGTCCTAAAGGACTATGTATAGCTGTAAGGGGACCTGGAGGAGTAGTAAATGCCTCATCATACACAGAGGTGTTATTAACAAATCTAAAACTATCAATAAATCCGTCTAAAAACTCTGAACTGTTAAACTTACCAAGATCAAATGTTCCCGTAGGATTTAAAGTAATTGTTGGAATAGCCGTATCTTCTTGTATTAACGTACCGTCAATATAGAGTCTCGCTGCTCCTGTGTCTGAAGCACCTGCTTCATCGTCTTCTCTGTTGGAAACATTTACGTGGTAATAAGTGCCTGCACTAATACTACCACCTTGTAAGTCTATCACATTTGACCCACTTGCTACAAGCTTAAATTGAATTTTATTATTAGCTAACCTACTTAATTTAACATAATTAGAAGCGTCAGTACGATGAGAAAAGATAGTCCTAGCATCTCCTACACCGTCAAAACGTACTCTACAATCAACAGTAAAATCTCCTGTATAATCAAAAACAGCATTATCCGCAAAAACTATAGAGTCATTTGTACCATCAAAAAGTGCGGAGGAATTGCCATAGGCAGAAGTACC